GGGTGGTGTGGCGTCTGCTCATTTTTCCGACGGAAGCATTGAGTGGTCTAGAGTGTGGATAGCCCGAAAGGAGCCCCTCTAGTCTGGCTTGGTATGTGATTGAACTACCGAACGATGACACACAAAACACCAATCTGCGGATATGCAGTGTCCCGAGAGTAGAACGTGAAAAAGAGGTTCTCTCGTAAATTAAAAACTACAGGATATCTGGCTGGAAAGCCGGAGTGTCCCTGCTTGAATTAGTGACCGGGGGGTCACAATTTTAGGCTAAATGAAGCATAAAACCTGAGCGGAACGTTTGTTCCAGCCTCGCTTCACAAAACTCCTCCCCATTGACGACCTGTCTAGGCTGTCTCAAGCACTGTGTCCATTTGCCCGCACGAGCTGCACTACATCGCGAAATGTAGTGTGGTCACTGACGGGGTGTAAATCTGGAAGTATTCGGAAGTAATGACCCCGGATTAGTGATGAGCGTCTATGCATCGGATTAGATGGATGGAGTGGAAGGAAGACGGGGCTGTTGTTTAACCGCTCATCCCACCGCCTATCCTACGGCGTCGTGAAAAAGAAGGAACCCAAAACCAATCCTCCCGCAACAATCATGAGCTTCACTGGATTAACCCACTTGGCTTTTACTAATGCACTTGCGTTTAAGAACGTTGTTCACGCACCCATCACAGCGATGGAACCCATCTTCAGCTCGCCAGTCATAATGGAGGCCATTAAAACTGGCCCCTGGCAGCCGTCTTTCATGGACAAAGTAAAATTAGCTATGTACGGTTTCGCTCAAACGAAATCAGGAGAAAGGATTATTAACCTTGCGAACGGATTCATACCTGATCGAGCCACTGTTTTTGAGATTGTCACGAGTCTCAGAAATGGTTCCTTGACCTATGCTGAATTCTGTGCCGCATTGTTTAAAAACATGGGATCAACCCTTTACTACACATTTAATGCAGTTGCTGCGCAACTAAAAGTTCTTACACATTATTTAGAACTAAACAGCCTGCTATACCAAAAACTTGGGTGGTTGTTCCACCACTACCCTAGGTCGTCCGTTGCCGCGGCCTTTGCTCTCGCGGGGCTTTCGTCTGCCCTATACTATTTTTCGTTTTATAAGCGATACACACCAATTGACCCCCAAAGCGATCCCAGACATCGACCAACTGTAGCTCGTCCGGTTGTTCCTGGTTTGGCAGGTCCGATCATAACTGATCCGGAATACTATATCCCATCTCGGCAAGATGAAGCGAAGGCGCTCATTGTTGAGAGGGAGAAAGTAACCACATCAATGTTCCACTTGATGGACAAGAGATGTGATACCTGCAAAGCCACACACAACAACTGCACCTGTGCCGGGGCTCTCCTCAATGCTCATGCTGTCGAGGAAGATGCCAAGTTCACAGAGAAGCTAACTGGAATTGAAAATGAATTGGTGGCCCTATCCAGACCCGTGTTCAAGGACAATCACCTTGGAACCACTTTCCAGTACCCCATAAGTTCAGGACCAACAATAAGTTGGCTGAAAGAATGGGGCATTACTTTCGAACCACATTATGAAATATGTGATCAATTCATATCAGCTGACACTCGTCCAGACTCTGAGAGACACATTCGCTGTGGAAACTCCTGTTTCTATGTAGCGGAAATGAAAGGCATTCCTTGCTACATAAAAGGAATTAGAACCTTTAATATCTCCAGGATGTTTGCTCGCGCATTCGGCTGCCCACCACGAGATCTTGTCGTGTCGGAAGAATTGTTGAGAGTAACTAGAAGGGGCGCCTTGACACACGCACACAAGAAGTCTGCGATAGGCATCTTCGAAAATACCCTATCTCTACCAATCAATGATCCCTCAATCGTTGCACACAAATGCCATCCCCTGCGCGACTCTCTGTTTTTGACGAGAGCAATTGTCGAGCAGGAATTCCCCGACCATGGGGATTTTTAGAGCCGCTAAAGGTTAAGCTATTTATGAGAGGTTACAGAGCTGAAGAATGGAATGAGAAAATGATCAAGAAGTGTTTTGCACTGCCAATAAGATCAGATTTTTATTTCAAACTTGCAACTAGGAGCCCGGAGTTTCACGACACCGTGGTTTCTGTCAGTCTGCCCATGTACCTAACCGACGCATCGTACCCTGCGCCGGACCATAAAGACAAGCTTTCCACTTTAGCGGGTTCTTTCAAGCGCTTAGGCGCGGAAGTGCACTCGTGCAAATTTAAAAGAATGAAGAAAATAATAGCCTACTGCCGGAAATACATACATCCACAATTCAAAACCTTCACGGCAGATCAAATTTTAGACACGGCTAGCTGGATCAACAACATCAATCACCCAGAATCGAGGAAAGAACAGCTGAGGGAAGCTGAACGAATACTCAATGAAGAAGGACTCATACCAAATAACACCTCGGAAGTCGATGACCCGAGAGAAGCCGCCAGTTTCATAAAAGACGAGAAATACCCAGAAGAAAAACCTTCCAGATGGATTAACGCATCATCTGATCTCATAAAAGTTGCCTTCGGACCCATCGCTGATAAGTGTATGGAGATGTTGGTGGAGAATAATGCGATGATTAAAACCACTCCTGTGTCAGAAAGGGCGAAAGCCATCTGGCACGATGTAGGAGGGGAAGATGTCATTGTGCAATCCTCCGACGCAACTGCTATGGAAGATCACTATGCGAATATACCTTCGAAGGGAGCACCAATCGGCTTATCTACTACACTGAATGACCCTAGATACCGAATCTCGAATGAACTAATGCTTTACATGTGTGGTGCACACTTAACACCACTGCCTTTGTTAAGGGCAGTTAAAATTATATTTTTCAAAACTCCAGGATTTGATCAAAAAGATCCTGTGTTGCTCAGAAGACTATGGACCAGGATAGAAGACGCGGAGACCTTAAAAAGTTTCTTCGAGAATATCATGGACACATATAGGAACCTGAAAATGAGGAATTTTGGCTATGTGCTGGTGAATGCAATTCTCTGCTCTGGAGAAATGAACACCAGCTTTAAAAACACAGCCTCTATGTACTCGATGGTAAACTACGCTGCCTTCCACCTGTCAGGAGGAAAGCACCGGTTTTGTGCAACAAAAAACGAAGGCGACGATTCACTTGCCGCCTACCCGCATGGATGCGCACCTACAGAACAGTGGTGGAAGGATCATGGCTGGGTCGTGAAGATTGAGTTTGTTGGTAAAGCCAATGAAGCCAGTTTTTGCGGCTTAGTCTTTGCTCCAGAAGCGCTGCACTCGGTGCCTGACATCCGCGGAGTTTTATCGAAGTTTTGGACAGGGAGGAAATATGTAGGGGCCTCGACGAAGTTGCTGACGCAGCTTCTTAGAGCCAAAGCCCTTTCTATCGCCTGCGAATATAATAATGTGCCCATACTAGGAGCCCTGGCTCAAAGAATACTTTTCCACACAAAAAACATAACTATAAGGAAGAGTTATCTTTACAATTTAGACCTGTATGAAAGGAACAGGTTCCTCGAAGTGTTGAAGCAGCAACCCTGGAAAAAAAGAGCCGGAGGTGCATATGCAGACTCGTCTGCTAGTATGCCGCTTGCAAAATATTCCAGTGGGGACACAGCTGCAGCTCGAGGCTATAATCAATGAACTACCTTTCGAACCTTTTTCTTTTTCTCAATTTTTAGATTTTTCAGCCCCAACCACACATAATATGAGCCGTTGCACTACTGAACGGCGCACCCCTCGATCCTTTGATATGGATGGTCGATCGAGGATAGTCATGGAAATGCGAAACCAAATAGACAATAATGTTGTGGGTTTTGGCCAGACAAGGGCCAAAATACGAAGCATGAATAACACTCTAAAACTCTTAAAAATCGGAAGAATATGAACACTTCCACAAAAACAAATCACTATAAAATTCTCATGGAGACGCGCCTGATCAGCGTTTCACCTCCGAAAATAAATAAAAGACAGAATGAAATATAAAATCATCAAAAATAAAAT